CCAGGTCCGCAGATGGAGTTCTTAGCAGCACCTGAACGTGATGTTCTTTATGGTGGTGCAGCAGGTGGCGGTAAGTCTTATGCCCTACTTGCAGACGCTTTAAGGTATGCTCATAATGCAAATCATAGGGGATTGCTCCTAAGAAGGACATTGGGCGAACTAACAGAGTTGATAGATAAGAGTAGGCAATTATATAAGAAAGCTTTCCCAGAGGCTATTTTTAGAGAAAGTAAATCGACTTGGGTATTCCCATCAGGGGCTACGATTTTATTTTCATATTTAGACAGAGACACAGATGTTACAAGATATCAAGGACAAAGTTTTAACTGGATTGCAATCGATGAAATCACGCATTACCCAACTCCTTACGTATGGGAGTACCTTCGTTCAAGACTCCGTACAACGGATCAAAGCATTGTACCGTACATGCGTTGCACAGCTAACCCAGGTGGAATGGGCGGTTGGTGGGTTAAAAAGATGTATATTGATGCTGCCGAGCCAAACACGCCTTTTTGGGCTAAAGATGTTGAACAAGGTACTATCCTCAGATACGGAGCCTCAGCCCAAGAAAAAGCAGGAAAGCCCCTCTTCCAAAGAAGATTCATCCCTGCAAGACTAACGGATAACCCCTACCTTATAGCTTCAGGGGAATATGAGGCTATGTTGTACTCTCTACCAGAAGTGGAGAGGAGAAGATTACTAGAAGGAGATTGGGATGTTACAGATGGTGCAGCGTTTGCTGAGTTTGATCGTTCAGTACATGTTGTTGATCCCTTTGAGATTCCTAGGTCTTGGGCTCGCATTAGGGCTGCAGACTATGGTTACTCTAGTCCTTCTTGTGTTTTATGGGGGGCTGTCGATTATGATGGTAACCTATGGATATATAGAGAGCTTTACGGAAAAGGTTATACAGGAGAAGGATTAGCCGAAAGGATTATGGAACTAGAATATGATGATCCTACTATGCAGACTGCCGTATTAGACGAATCTTGCTTTAGTAGAACAGGTCACGGTCTAAGTATAGCAGAGTCCATGAACAGATTTAACCTAAGATGGATGGCATCAAATAGAAATAGGTTAGCAGGAAAGATAGAATTGCATAAACGTTTAGGTATGAACGACATGGGAGAACCTAGACTAAGAGTATTTAATCACTGTAGTCAGTTGATAAGAACACTACCTACACTACCTCTAAGTAAAACAAACCCAGAGGATGTAGATACAAAAGCAGAAGATCATGCTTACGATGCTTTAAGATATATGTGCATGACAAGATTAGTTAACAGCCCATACTATCATCCTAGGTTTAGAAAACCAAAAGAGTTTGATAGATATGAGGTACAAGACCCTGTATTCGGATATTAGATGGCAAAATCGACAACATATCAAGCCTTTGATTACTTAGACGCAGGCACTTCTAAGTTAGTAGATAGAGCTGCAAAGACTTCGTATAAAGACATGACTGCAAGTTTAAAAAAACTTAAACTTGTTGAACCTGATTATGTTATACGTGGAGTTACAGAATCTTACAAAGGTCTTGTAGATAATTTACAAAAAGTACTGGATGCAGGTTCTAACCCAGAAACACTTATAGAAAGTTTAGGAAAGTTAACAAAGTCAAGATATACTGTAGAAAATGTAAAAACTTACGCTGCTATGCTAGAAGCACTATATGCTACAGGAGCAAGAGTAGCAGATATACGTAGCTTAAGACCTAAAGATATAGATTTTAAAAATAAAACAATTCGTCTTGATAGTTTAAATAAAACTAACTTACAAAGAATAGTTCCTATGTCTGACTATTTAGCTAAAATATTAAAAAATAGAATAAACGAAATAGGTATAGATAAAAAATCTTATGCAAATAAATATATATTTTCTACTGACCCTAAATTTGGTAGTAACAAAAATATTATAAATACAACTGAGGTTAATAAATATTTAAATGCTGTAATAGATTCTGGTTCTAATGATATAGACCCTAGTTTTTTTAAAGAAATAGATTTAGATACAGGAAACCCTATTAGAAAATCTTATTTATTTAGGCAGGGAACTGCAAGTTTATTAGGAAATTCTAATATACAGGGTAAAGGAGATTATATATCAGATGTATTAGGGCATAAAGATAAAACAATGAGAGCCCATTATAGTGATAGAGTTCTTTCGTGGGCAAACATGGACCCTAAATTTTTAGTAGATTTAGATTTAGGAGAAAGAGAACTATCTACTTTTGATGCTCATTGGAATTTTCATCAAAAAAGTAATATTGTAAATTCATATTACAATGATAAAATAGTTTACGATAAATCAAGAAAGTTATTAGATAAAAAAACTACGATTACAACTGCTCCAGTAAGAACTGCTGTTAAAAAAATATCTGAATTTGATGCTGCACTAAAAGAAAGAGTGTACGGTAGTTCTGAAATATTTAAACAAAATGTAGTGCCTGAAGGAGGAGCTAGTGAAGATTTCTTAAGAGCTTTAGATACAGGAGCCTCTCTTCCTAAAACTCCTATAGGAACAGGAGCAGCAGCAGTAGAAGACGGAACTACACAAGCTAAAAGAAAAAGAGCTAAAAGAGTAAATCCTGAAAGTAGACATTTTGCTATTTGGAGACAACAAGAAAAAGATACAAATGCTTTTAGAGCACTATTAGATCAAGGTTCACAATCTAAAGTTCTTGTAGATTTACCTATGAGTTTAGATACAGCTAAACAAACTATTGAAGGTGTATTTAACGAAATAAATGCTAGTGGTTATATGAACAACGTAGGAACTAAAATAGAAGAAGTTGTTGAAGGTATTACAGGAAGCACTGAAATAGGTTACCGTAAAGCTGCAGACTATCTTCCTTTTAATCATAAAGGAGTTCCTGATTGGAATAAAAATAAATCTCTGTTAAATAAAATTGTACCTAAAACTTTACAGAGAGCAGGAGCAGATGGTGCAGCAGCTATAAGACTAGATAGCGGTGTACTTACTGAATTGATGGAAGCTATAGAATATAATAATAGAGTAGACACTGTAGCAAAAAAACTTATAGATCAATTTGATTATTTGTCTACGCCTGCAGATGTAGCAGATGATTACGTAGGGCGTACTGCTTATGCAGTAGATAGAATGTCTTTAGGTATAGATAAGTACATGGATGATTTTCCTGATACAAAACTAGACATAGCTTTTAGTTTTAAACAAGGCACTATAGATACTCCTACTTTTATGTCTGATGTAGCTAATAGGTTACAAGGAGTTTTACTAGAACAAGAGTATGCTCCTGTAGATGCACAAGATATAGAAAATATAGTAAATAATAATGTAGGCAATGCTTTTGAACCTTTAGACGATAAAACAGCAGCAAGTCTATCTAATAAAAAAACAGATAATTTAATAAACAGAATAAGAATACAACCTTACATAGATGCACTAATAGAAACAGAAGTACTAGATAATGTTGTATATGAATCAGGTAAAGAGTTTGTTGAAGATGTAGATTTTGATAAGCCTTTTGCAGATAAGTTAAAATATAAAACAGATGGAAATGTAAAGGCTACCCAAAAAGACTATACTATAAATCTTAGAACTAACTTTTTTGGACAAGAATTAAAAGAAGCTATGCCTTCTAATATAATAACTATACCAGACCAAGATGGTATGGGCTTTACTACTAGAGGTCCTATCGTAGACTACATAGACGAAAATGGTAAAGCACCGCAAACTAAAGTAGGTAGAGCCGCAGATACATTTATTGATATGACTAAACAGGCAGGTAAAAAATATGGAGCTAATGCTATAAAAGGAGCTCTTATTGCAGGTTTTGGTATATTAAGCAAGCCTGCTAGTCTTGCTGCTGAAGTAGCTTTAGAGGTAGGTTTAACAAACCCTGGAAAAGTAGGTTTAGGTCTTGACGATCAAGAATTGTATACAGACTTACCAGAATTTTACAGTGGTAAAGCAGGTGAAGTTGAAAATACTTTAAATGAGATTAGCCCAAAACAAGTAGCAATGGTTACTGAACAGGAACGTTTAAACCCAAAACCTATAGAAGACGTTACGTTTTTAGATAAAACTAAAGAAAAAGGTAAAGAGTTACTTCGTAGTTTAGGTAGTCTCACTGCCCCTATAGCTGAATACCAAGCTACACGTAGGGGTGCTCCTGAACCAGGTTTAGCAGATAATATAAGAACAGATATAGACAGGGGAGAAGCTGAAGACACAGAATCTAGAGATTTTGTAGAAAATGTAAGTAGAGAAGAGGTTGCAAAGTATATACCTAATTTAGAAAAAAAAGTTGGCAGACAAGAAAATCTTAGTAAATACACAAGAAGAGCAAACCCTAGATCAGCAGTAGTAATAGACCAAAGTGCTGAAGAAGCAGAAGAAAGATTAAATGAAATAAACGAATTTGGTGCTACTGGCACTGATAACCAGATGGAAGACTTAGGTTTTACATCACAACAACAATAGGAGAGAAAAATGCCACTAATAGGTAAATACAAACAAGGTGACCTCGGCACGGAAAACGAAGCACAACTATCCAGAGAAAAAATGGAAAGTTGGGTTAATACAAAGTATTCCCACGCACAAGAGTCCTCTGTTAATGAAAAAAGCCTTTCAGGCAAGAATCAAGTAGATTCTGGCTTTAATGCTTTAGCAGACAAAAAAGACTACTAAAATGGCTGAGATAGGTGAATTAATAGGCACTGGTGAACAGAAAGACATTTCTGATGAGGAAATGGTCGGTTTATCAGGCTATGTGCGATCTAAGTATCAAGAAGCAGAAGATGGTCGTCTAGCTGACGAACAACGTTGGCTACGTGCCTATAAGAACTACAGAGGTACCTCAGAGGATAGTGAAGACTATAGAAAATCAGAACGGTCTAAAGTTACTGTTAAAATAACAAAAGTAAAAGTATTAGCTGCCTTTGGGCAGTTAGTAGATATTTTGTTTGCTAATGGTAAAGTTCCGATTGCTGTAGAACCTACACCTATGCCTGAAGGTATTGAAGAGTACGTTCACCTTGAAACGCCACTAGACCAACAAGCAGACCCTTATGGGTTTGAAGGAGATGGTAGAGAGTTTCCTGCAGGGGCTTTAGAAGCAACTGAACCAGAACAACAAGAATTAGAATTAGGTCCATACTCAAAAAGTATGGCTGACGCTAACCTTGCTGCAGGACCATCTAACATGGGAGAACCTCAACTAGCTCCTGCCAAGGAAGCAGCTCGTAAGATGGAAAAGTTAATACATGACCAACTACTAGATGCTTCAGCAGTTTCTGAACTCAGAAAAGGTATCTTTGAACAGTGTCTGTTAGGTACAGGTATTGTTAAAGGACCGTTTAATCACTCTAAAGTAATACATAAATGGTCTAAAGATGACGATGGAACTCGTTATTATGACCCTCAAGATAAGCTAGTACCTAGATTAAGTGCTGTTTCGTGTTGGGATTTATACCCTGACCCTTCAGCTATCAGCCTAGATGACGCAGAATATGTAATAGAACGTCATAGAATGAACAGATCACAGCTTCGTAGCCTTGCTCAAAGACCATTTTTTGATGCAGATGCTATAGAAGAGTGCCTATATATGGGTTCACAGTACGAAGAAAGGCATTTTGAACACACTTTATATGCTGATAATGACCCTACATACAGTGAAGGTCGCTTTGAAGTACTAGAATATTGGGGTGTTTTAGACGCTAAAATGGCTAGAGAAATACAATTAGATATCCCTGCTAAGACTTCTGACCTAGATCAAGTGCATATTAATGCTTGGATATGTGGAAATCAGATACTAAGAGTAGTGTTAAATCCATTTGTGCCAGAAAGATTACCATATCAAGTTGTACCTTACGAAAAGAACCCTTATAGATTCTTTGGTGTAGGTGTAGCTGAGAATATGGATGATGCACAGCTTCTTATGAATGGACATGTACGTATGGCTATTGATAACTTAGCACTAGCAGGTAATTTAATTTTTGAAGTAGACGAAAACATGATGGTTCCAGGACAGTCTATGGATATATATCCTGGAAAGATATTTAGAAGACAGTCAGGTGCTCCTGGCACAGGTATTACTGGAATTAAGTTTCCAAGTACTGCCGTAGAAAATTTACAAATGTATGATAAGGCAAGACAACTTGCTGACGAAGAAACTGGTATACCAAGTATAAGTCATGGACAAACAGGCGTGACTGGCACTGGTCGTACTGCATCAGGATTATCTATGTTAATGGGTTCTGCCTCTTTAGGTATTAAGACCGTAATTAAAAATATAGATGACCATCTTTTAAGACCTTTAGGAGAAAGTATGTTTATGTGGAACATGCAGTTTTCTGAAGACGAAGAAGATATAATGGGTGATTTGGAGATCAAACCTAAAGGCACATCGTCTGTAATGCAGAAAGAAGT